CAGTTATGTTTGTTATCGTTTGTAATGGTTTGTTATCATTTGTTATATCTTGTTTATCCGACCACCTTTTTTTCATACCTATTTTACCAGCTTCTGAACGTGCTACTTTAATCTGTTCAAACTTCTTTAAATCACGTTTTAACTGCTGTTTAATAGGTGTAAAAGCAAGGTTCAGTATCAAATCTTCTGTTACGGGGTTTTCATCGTTCACATAAGCAAAGATAAACTTAATCAACTCCCCTGCTTTTGCATCGGAGAGCTGATCAAATAATACCTTTTGGTCTGCATATAGGATAAATCCTTTCTTATCTGCTGCCATAATTATAATTTATCAAATCCTTCACTAAATTCCTTGTCTTTAAATAAAGATGCAAGTCCAGTTATTTGTTTTAACCTTAATAATTCATCCTTATCCATACCGATATGCTTAATAATCCAAGCATCTGACATACCTGCTTTTACTAATTCATCTACAATATTACTCATTAATTCAATAGAGTGCGAACCTCTTGCTCGGTTATGACGAATAGTAGAAGCCATACGGTTCGATATATCCTTCTCAATTACTACAACTGGAAGCATCCCACCTTCACGGTCAAATATACGCTTAGAAGTCTTTAAAGTAGTATACCTATGGAATCCATCTACTATCTCATAAATATCCTCATCTTCCAAATAATAACAAACCACAGGCATTGTATATCCATCTTCCCAAATTGAAGTCTCAAGTAGTGCCATTTCAGGACTCGCTACACTATTTGGATTATAGCTGTTTGCTCTAATTTTGTCAATGTGTACACTAAGCACATTATAAACTGGTGATTTTTTAGTTTCCATTTGATACATTTTTAAATTTAGTTTCTGCTTCTTTTCTAATTTCATTCTCTTTTTTTGTCAATGAAAACCCCATGAACTTACAAAGGTGATCATTTTTCATAATACATACGCACATTCTTTTGTATGTTGGTATTTGATTGAACTCTGTAATATCAATATCATCTAAGTATTCCATTCTAACTGGCAACTTATCTGTTTTGTAGTTAGTTTCTTTATATACATCTATTTCAATTCCATTATCTTTTAACTTTTCAATAACCTCACTTGATAGGCATCCACCCTTTTCCCTCCAAAAACGCTGTGAAGTATTTAATTTATTAGTATAGTTTTCAGAGGCTTCCTTTGGGAGTGTTGAAAGTAAAAATTCCATGTAACTTTTCCAAGTATGTCCTTTAGGAAGTTTAATAGAACGCCACCCCATTGCGGTAGTACCACCATATAAACCAGTGAAGTTCACACCGTTAACCCTACCGATAAGTTTTCCCCAAATGTGAGGCTCAATAACTTTGTATAGTTTTAGGCTATCCTGAGCGGTAGAAATAAAAGGACTTGCAACCCTCATTTGATCAATGGTTAATCCTGCCTGATAAAATACATCGTAAAGTTTATTGTACGTCCATTCAAATTTACAGTTAGCCGTCCAAATATCAGTTGTTTTCCAGTCATAAATTGGATAAGCATTGTAAACGTTTTTATACATTTCTTTTGTAAAGTTCTTATACTTGTACTTTTTATAGTTCCTATCAGAGTGTATAGCTCTCCATCTATTTAAACTTTCTTGTGTACGAATACCAACTAAACAAACTGTTTTTTTTGCTCCTTTTAAATCATGATACCACTTACTAAATAACTCCTGAAATTCATAATCCCACATATCAGTATTATAGAAATCAAAATATTCTTTAGTATAGCATTTTTCAGGCTTTTCAGAAACCCATAAATTTTGCTTTTTATCCTCCCACGGTCTCCAATAAGATTGGTGCATTGACGTGCAAGTTGTTACTTTAAAAGGAACACAACAACGATATACTTCAATTATATCTAAATTTGAATTTAAAGTTTCGTTAACATAGTTAGTTGTCATTTCATATTGTGCCTCATAGTCAATATGGAAAACACCAATTTTCCTATCTAAATTACGCTTTCTAATATAGTCAATGCATAGATTTAGTAAAACTCCTGAATCCTTACCTCCCGAAAATGATACATAAATATTGTCGAACTCATCAAATATGAATTTTAAACGCTCTTCTGTTTTGTCATATACATTCATAAATCTAATTTTAATTGTTTACACTTAACTCCAAGCTCAATACGCTTCAATTCGTGGTATGCATTTGTTTTTACTGAGCTATACCCAAGCCTTTTTAATTGGTGATCGTTCCTGATTATTGCAATGCATATAGATTTATATGACGGTGCAATATTTAACTCTTCTAATCGAGGATTAATCTCGTCTGGGATTCCATTAACGTAGCATCTTCGCTCCCAAGTTTTGATATGCTCTCTAATTTTCCGTTCCATGTTTTTTCAAATTTAGTTATTTTACTTTCTGCTAATTTATTTGCGTGGTTTTGCTCATCTTCTGAAAGCATAAACCACGCTTTTTTTGTTTCTCTTTCATTGCATTCGTGAATGATTAAGCATGAAGATTGACCAAGCCATGCACGTCTATTAATTGAGTTGTTAGATAGGTTAACGCAAGTAGATACTTTCCACTCTCTAAATACCTTTTCCATAGCGTTATCAAACTCAAATAAATTTGATAGTAGTTTTTTAGATTTAAGTACGTTTTCTTCTGAAATGCCGTCGGAATATAAGCCATTAACTATATCCTCCTGCTCGTAAATTGTTGCGTAAAATTGTTTTTTCATGTTATTTTTATTGCGTAAAAAACCCTACTTTATCCTGTGCGTCTCACTTCACATTCAAAAGCAGGGTTTAACTAATACCTTTGTTACTATATTGTGAGACGGTAACGGTACAAATATAAAACTATTTTTTAATTCTCTTTAATCTTATCCGAGTAAATCCCTTTTCTTGTTTTGCAGAACTCCATCCAATCATCCAACAGCCATACATCGTACACTAAAATTGGCGATACATCTGCTCGTTTGATAGCATCTTCTTTTGAGTTAGCTTTACCTATCCAGTAAGCAGGTTCGTTTTGTCTGAAGTAGAATACTTTAAAATAATCCATGTTGAAGGTTTTTAAAGGGGGCTATTAACCCCCGTATTATCAAAAAGGAAGTCCACTACCTAATTTATCGCTAGTATTTTGCGGTTCGTTTACGTTGCGTTGCGTATCTTTACGTTCTACAAACTCAGCTTTAATAATAGTGCTGTCCGTCCATTGTACTTTGCCGTTACCTACATACTTCTTAGGTGCTTTGGATTCTCTCTCTTCTTTGGTCTGTTGCACCCAAATTGAAGCGTTGTTTCCATAGTCATCTTGTTTGTCGTTAATGCTCATTGTGTACTTATCGTACCCACCTTGTGCATTCTTAAGGCTAAAATTTACGAGTGAACTCATAATTAATTAAATATTTGTTTAAGTGATTGGTAGTATTCGCGCGCTACCATTACGCGTTCTTTTATTTTCTCTATTGCTTTCTCATCTCGCTGAACTATAAAGCGTTTTACTCGTAGTTCTAAAGGTATGTGATCGAAGTTGTGCATCTTCTGAATTGCATCCCTTAAATCTAAATTCTCTTCTATTAAGTTCGCTTTCCAGTGTTCACTCCTTACTTCATCTTCTACAATCTCAAGCGGTGTGTTAGTCAGTACATAAACTAATTCGCTTGTTTCGTGTCCCGTTAACCACATATAACATTGAAGCTGCCAAAAATACATTTTATTATCCAACTTATCTTTAAACATCGGAAAAGACTTTGCGTTCCAGGAACATTTAACGTCTGCTAAAAGCGTATCGGTTAGAATGTCAGGCTCTCCAGTTACGAAGTCGTTTGTAAATCGTTCGGTGTTCTTAGTTACGAAATCCCAATCGTATGCCTCCGCTGCCATTTGAATAGCTATATCTTCGTTTTCGATTCCCTTGGTTAGATACTTGGAGTTTATCTCTTCGTAGATACCTAATTCTTTTTCCTTAAAGATTTTCTGAATGTAGGTTTTTGCTGTCTCAGATAGAACCTCAGATTTACTCCGAGATTCCACCATGAGATTACCTATTGAACTTGATCTAAATATCATTAGTATCTAAGATTTACTTTTGTTCTTGACCTCCAATTATAGATATCTTCTATAAGAGTTTTATATTGCTCACGATTAGCGCAATCAACAAGCGCAGTAGGTTGTAATCTTAATTTATGCATGAATTCATTGAAGTCAAAGTTTTCATTTTGGAATAAACTAACCATTGAACCAACGAAAACACTACGATTATACCCTTTGTAATAAGGCTTAACCATTCTTATTTTGTCCGCCCATTCTTGTGCCAAGTTTAAATCCTTAACCTCCCATGTCCCCTCCTCAAATACTTTTTGGGTGCTTAACGAAGGATTTACCAATCTCATTTTATTATAAATATTAGCTACACTTGTACTTGATTGATTTGAACATAATGACACACAATCTTGGAATCCAAAATCATCGTTTTTTTCGGTAAACTTTTTTAGTTCTATATACGAACCAACACCCATATTAGCATACCCATCCATAAAATCCTTCTTAGTCCAGTTCTTTTGATTTAGATTTAATGTATGAACCTCATTTAAGGAATACCCATTATTGATAATGTAATAAACGAATGATTTAGCATCTTTTGCAGCCATTAATCTGTGTTGACCATCAATAACTTCCATATTTTCATTAACTAAAATAGGGTTGCATTTCATCCCGTACACACGAATACTTTCCGTAAGCCTTCTTATATGCTGTAAGTTTGGAACTCTATTACCATCAATCTGTTTGAAGATGGATAAGTCACTTGTTTTGTAAACCTTATTTACTTCTTGTCCTTTTTGCACTTGGCTACTGTTTTTCGCCATTGGTGCTGTCATTGTGTTAAACATATATTTATTTGTTTTTATTGATTACTAATTATAATAATTTTAATGCTGCGGTTTGTAATTCCGTTAATTCAAATCCTAAGCACTTAGCTTTAAAATCCCCAACGCTTAGTTTACCCTCTTCGATTTGTGTAAGTCCTTTTTCAAAGTTAGCTTGTGGTAACTTAGGCTTTTGTGTTCTTACTGCTTCAGCTATTTCATTACCATCCGAATCCAACGCTTGAAGGCTCAAAAGACTTTGTAAAGTCGCTCTGCGAAAATAAGTCACACCTGCTATTTGTTTCTGTGGATCGGTTACAACTGGTAAATGCAATCTACTTTCTACCATATCACCATTCTCACAATCAATAATCTGAGTAACAACGTGACCGTCTAAGATGGGCTGTAAGACAATCAAATTGTATTTAAGTAGGATTGGTTCAACTGCATCTAAAATAGCGTTCAAATCTGCGTATTTAGATTTAAAGAAAGGGTTGTCTTTACCTTTAGTAACTCCCTTAATTTCGTGCTTTGCTTTCCATAGCTTAAAGTAAATGTTACTCGGCTTTGGGATTGCATCTTCAAATGTTTCTTTTTTCATTGTTTTAAGTTTTAATAAGTTCCGTTGTTTAAGTGACCTTTGTAAATTCTGATAAACTCGCCATCTTTAGTCATGAACATATCCCCTTCAACCGCATCATTTCCTAAATAATATAATACCTCAGATGGTATTAGATCATAAATAGAATCCTCAGTCCATTCTAAATCAGATGATAAATAATGAGTTAACTCAATTCCTTTTTCTTTAGGCTCTTCACCTACCATAATTACTCGTTTCATATTTCTGTTTTTTAATTTATGTAAAGATACGAATTTAAATCGTTGTTTTAAAATATTGTGTTAAGCGGTTTATACGTCTGATGAGTGGTTAACCATCTTAATCTCACTTGCTAACTCGTCTAATCTCTTAATGATCTGAATAAAGTTGTCCTGGTCTTTAATGTCTAACTCATCCGTAAAGCTATGCACCCACTTTTCAAGAAACTCATAGTAGTTATTAGTTCTGTTTTTAAGCGAGTGTTTATATATTGCGGTATTCGATAGTTCATCTAAGGAGTGTAGAACGCTTTGCAACTGGCAGAGTATTCTTGCTGTGATGTCGAGGTTGTTCATAGTGCTTCAATTGCTGATTTCAAATCTAAAAGGTGCTGATAAAATACACTGCCTTCCGTCATAAATACGTTACTAAATAATTCAATCATTTCGTTAACGTGCAACAATGCACATTGTTTGGCGTCTTGCTCATATTGGTGTAAGTAATAACCTCCACTTTCGCAATCTTTTTCGGCTTTAACTATTGTTTTAAATTTATTAACTAATGCTTCAGCTTCTTGTTTATAGCTCATAGTTTCTCGCTTATTAAGTTTTCTAAATTTACCATACATATTGCTTCGTTAATACAGATATCGTTGTATTCGTCTTCTACCTCAAAGCAAAATGATAAGTCTTGTTCTATCTCTTTAACGTAGGATTGAAAGTCTGAATAACGTTTGTTTAGTTCGTATATCTTTAACCCGTTCATTACTGTTACATGACCTTTACCAACTAAAGAACCTATCTTCTCAAGTGAGAAACCTTGTGAGCGCATGAAGTTGTATAAAGCTGATCTGTTCCATACTATCTCACGCTTTCTATTCACCTCTTTTAATCCGTAGCGTTCAATCGTTTTTTCTACTCTGTTAATGTTGACAATCATAATTCAATTTTTAATTCTTCACCAGTTAAAGCAAAGTATAGGTTTTGTAATTGGTGGACATATTCTATTTCTTTATACCAATCACCAAAAGATGGTAAATAAAAATGGCATTTCAATACAGATAAATCTATTTGATAACCTGATTTCTCAAATAATTTAGTATCTATATTTTTATAAAACCCAAAATTTAACAACAATTCTTCTGTTAGATGGATTGGTTCTAAATCATGTACTGTAACTGAATCGTTATTAAAATACAAATCTATTACATTATTACTTTGAATACCCCAAACTTTATCTATAACATTATTATATATAACACGATTCCCAATTCTTAATTCACTTGCTTTCATATCTGTTCTATTGTATATTCAAAATTCTGCAATAACCCCTTTTCATCGTCTATGTAATCCTTGCCGTCGATAGTGTATTGGTTAACTTCTCCTTTGTGGAATCTAACGTGTACTGGGTATTCTGCTTTGTGGTTTATTTCGACGATTATTCCACGCCCGTAGCGTATGTCAAACACGGCTTGTCCTACT